TTTCTGAGTAAGCCATGTTATTTTTCTAATTAGGTTAAGGGCGGGGTACTTGTGCAATGTACGTGAAGCATTGGGTTGATAAACCATCCACGTTCCCCCAAAACTTTAAGTTGAGCAAGTCGTAAAGCAACTACCGGAACCATCACAACATGTAGTGCAGATTCTGCCGTTCATATCTGTGTTGGTTAAACATCCAGCATAAACAACGGATGCCGCCAGTAGAAGCCCAACAACCACAATGATTTTATTCATCGTCTGCATCCCACTCGTCAACTACAGAAGCTAAGTCGCCAGTCTTTTTCTTAGGAACAGCCGATGGCTTAGGCGTTACTTTGCGTTTCTCAGGTTCGTCAAATGACTCAGCCTCTTCTTTAGGGGCGGCAAGTGCTGGCGATGCCTTCTTAGTTCCTGCGCTTTGTGACACAGTCATTGTTACGGCTTGCTTAGCCTCTGTTGACTCGCTTTTTTCTTTTACAGTCTCGTACTCTTCTTCTGATAACCAACGCATTGGCTGGAAGAATAACTTGGGCACAGCCGCTTTAGTATCAAAACGCAACCGAGTAACAACAGTCTCAGGGCTAATGCTTTGGGCAGCTAAGAATCTAGCGTAGGCCTGCAATGGACGCTTGTCGCCTTCTTCTTTACCGAAGATAGATGTAGCAGAAAGGGTTAACTGCATGATGTCTCCGCTTACATCGTTAGCCAGTACAACTGCAAGACGCTGGCTAAAACGGCAAGCACGGGAATCGCCTTGACCTGAGCCTTTAGCATTCTGTGGGCATGAAGCGCAGTTACTAGACTGTGGGTCTTTAGCAGAAGCGTCAGGTTTCTCACCATCAGCTGACCAGCAATCAGGAGCTTTGCTTGCGCCCTCCTCATAAGAGCCAGCATAAAACGTACGGCTAATCTTTGGCGCAGCTTGAACAATAACTACATCTAAATGGCGGTCGTCAATTGACGCCACTTCTTCGCTACCTGCCAACAAACGGAATACACCGCCTTTAACAGAAATGCGTTTACCAAAACTACCACCTCCACCACCAGCTAAACTTTTAGCAAGATCAGAAAGCTCTACCGACTTAGCAAACGCTGGTAGTTTGGCGGGGTTAAATGTTGTGAGTTCTTTACTCATTTGTTACTGCTCCTGTTTCAGTTGGCTTGGCTACCGCCGCACCGGTTTGTAAAAATTCTAAATATACTTCAGCTACTTTTGTAACTTCATAAGCATCGGCTTCATACACAGTTTGAACTGCGCGTTCTAGAGCTTGTTGGCGTAGATTTAATTCGAGCATAATATTGCGCGCTGCTTGGTCTACGGCTTGTTGTTGTGCTGCGTCCATTTGTTTCTCCTTATTTGGTTGGTTTGCGGACTGATACTGATACTTCGGACATGGAGTTTAACCCGAATGGGACAAGCCCTGGATTTTCCTCCAAGAACATCGCCATATTCTTTTGCGCAATTCGCTTTTCAAATAAGTCCAGCGCATCATGCTCAATTGCAAACGTCTTGAACGAATCCCAGTCGTCTGTGTAATAGCGTGTTTTTTGTGACAGGATGATTGTGCCTTCATCTGTTTTTACAGATTGAAGACCGAGCGCCACCATTTGATCTTTCATGGCGTTCTTAATTTCTTCCTGTTGTGCTTTCAGTTCTTCAAGCTTGGACTCATACTCCGTCGTAAGCTCGTTGGTTCTTGCGTATATCTTGCGATATACCTTTGCTAGTTTATCTAGCGGAATGACTTCGTCTGACATACTTCCTCCTTTGTCAACAATTATACATCAATGCGGGCAACTGTACAACCCAATAGTGGGTTTTTAAATTTCGCCAATCTCCTCTTTATATAGGTTGAGAAGAATGTCGTGCCCTTCAACGCGCTTTTCTAATTGCGCAAACATCCGTTTTTCTATGTCACTACCTTGTAAGTGTATCACAGTTACATTTGTACCAGTCTGACCAATACGATCTGCTCGTGCAATACATTGTAGGTAGGTTTCTACAGACATAACGGGGCCGTAAAACACTACTGTATCCGCCGCTGTAAGCGTTACTCCATGCGATGCTGACTGAGGCTGGATAACTAAAATACGGGGGTTAGGCTCAGTCTGAAAGCGTTTAAATATATCTGTACGCTTGTTAACTGATACGTCCCCGTGGATAACCTCCGCACCTATGTTGTGCTTAAGTAAGTGCTGGTGGATGGTTTCAATACTGTGCCTAAATGGTGCAAAGACAATCACCTTTCTGTTGGTTTCTTCCAACACTTCTAGAAGAACATTTAAGCGGGGCGCGCAATCAAATTCTACAACCTCATGGGCATCTGTGTAAGCAGCGCCAGCGGATATTTGTAGGAGCTTTGATACGCCAGCTGCGGCGTTAACCGCAGTAATGGTTTCCCCTGATGCTTGCATGACCATGCGTTCTTTAAGCAACTTATAGTACTTGACTTGCTGTGGGGTAAGTGGTATCTCCCGTGTCTCAGTGAGTACCGGTGGTAAGTCAGTACACTCTTCTTTAGTAAATCTAATGGCTGGTTGCAAAGCATTGAACACCGCCTCAGCCGCGCCACTTTTAGGAACCCATTTGAATTGGGTAAGCTTCTTCATAACTTTGTCGCGCCATGCAGTAGCAAACTTAGGTACATTGGTTGGGTTAACAAGCTTAGCCAAACCATACGCATCCATTGGTGATTGTGCAGAAGGCGTACCAGTCATCATCCACAACATGGAATCATGCCGCACAATTTTGTTAAGCGACTTCCAACGCTTAGTGCCAGCGTTTTTATAAGCGTTTGCTTCATCTACTATGATCAGATCAAACCGCCCATCTATCGCAACCTCGTCGGCAATTAAGTTTAATCCATCATAGTTAACAATAACAAACTCGTAATCGCCTTGAACCATTTCGATACGCCGACTAGCTTGAGCATGGTGCGCCACAATTGCAGATCGGTTGATTATGCTGTTAGATATACCACTCATCCAAGCGTCGTGCATGATTGATAGCGGGCACAGAATTAAACAGCGTCTAACCTTTTTAAGTCTCATCAAGTAGTCTGCTGCCCATAAAGCGCTTAGTGTCTTACCAGTCCCTGGGTCATTAAATACAAATGCCTTGGGGTTCAAAGTTAAAAATGACGCGGTTTCAATCTGATGAGCAAATGGTTTGTGTCGCCCAGGCCATTCATACCTAGCCGTAATGGGCGAAGCTATATCTTTAACACCTAAATTTCGCAATACTCTTGTTTCATCTAAACCCCAAAATACTGCCATTTCATACACACCGTTTTGCTCACCAACTACTTTACTGCGGGGTATGATACTGTACTTATCGGGGTCTCTAGTCCTGAATACTAGAGCTTTGTTCTCTATGATTTGCATCATCGTTTCCTTCGTTTGTTTGTACTACTTTTTCTTTTATTTCTTCTTTGGGTATAACACTTGCACCGCTATCTACTACTACCGTAGGCGTTGTGTGGCTCATGGCATGAGCTCCTTAGGTGGTCTGTCGTCACCCTCGGGGTAAGTTTTTGCATACAAAATAAGCATACGAATGTTACACATTACATGGGCTAGGTGGGGCAGGTTTGACTCAGGATCAATCTCTTCACCTCGTTGCCAAGCGGACAAGTGTCGCATAGCGCAAGCATACGGAACAGACCAAGGCATTCCTTTAGCCCAGTTCCAAGCGTTGTATTTTTTAGTTCCATACTCCCATACACGCGCTTCATCTTCAAGGGTGCTAAGTGGTATTAAACTAAAGTCCGCTTTACCGCTGTTGTATCTTGCACCTGAACCTTTTTCTGTGCTGTTGATATCACCGATACCTTCTATCGGAGTTGCTGTAAATGAACCATCTTTCTGTCTTACTACCATAACTGTATCGTCTGAGAACCAAGCATAGCATGATCCTGCTCCTTCGTTTGGCATCATTCCTCCTATTTAATTGAGCCGTCTGACTTTCTTGCAAAACTTCTATTGGCACTAGCACTCTTTGCTTTAAGGTTACTGCGTACCGTTTTACCGCCTTTACTCAATGGCTTAGTATGGTCTACATCCTTGCCATCACCTTTACTTACTACGCCTTCACGCTCAAGCATACGTCTAGCTTTGTTGCGTTGGGCGCGTTTCTTTTTTACTTTCTCTGTGCCATCGTAGTTTTCATACTCGGCTTTGTAATCTCTTTTGTAAACCATATCTATTCCTTAGTGCTTAGGGTGAAACTCACAACTCTTTACGGGACACCATCCGCATAGCGGGGTGCTGTTTGGATTCCATACGTCATTAGAGTAGCTAGCAGCGAGCTTTGCAACCCGTTCCCTGTATCTCCACCAATGAAAGTCAACATCCTCAAGCATCATTTTATGCTTAACTGCGCTACCTTTCACTACAAACAGTAGAGCCGAATTAACTTGCCGTATGTGGGGGAAGTGAGCAAACACCATCAAGGACATCAGGATTAGCTGGTCACGGTCGGGGTACTTGTCGTTGCCAGTCTTATAGTCAATGACCCAAGCTTTCAAGCCATCGTCATCAATAATAAGTAAGTCGGCAATACCGCGCACCCAAACATCGTCCGCTTTAAAGTCGCATGGGGAAAGATTTTCCCTTAGCCCCATTTCATACTCAGCTAGTTTGCGTCCTGTCTTTTTAAGTAAGCTATCCAGTATAGGTTTCATGAACTCGTGCTCAGGTGGCAAAGGTTTACCGTCCCTGATATAAAACTCTGCTGATTCATGAACTTGTTTGCCGTAGATGGTGTGAACGGTATCAGTAAATGGGTAGTTTTTAAGTACCTTGATTTCGTGATACCGCCTAGCACAACCTTCGTAATCTTTAAGCCCTGAATGGCTCCACTTAATTGGTGTCATTAGAATTTAGCTGTTCGTATAGCTTGCTCGAGGCGGTTGGCAAAACCACTTACAAACTCCTCGTCACGGTTAAGTTTATGTTTACCCATGTCATACAAAATAGCGTGGGTAATCTCGTGCCACAAAGTATTATGCTGATCTGTTGCCGCTTGTTTAGATACGCATATCTTTCCATCTTCCCAATAGAAAGCACCGCGACATTGTTGCGAACCAACAAACACAGAATCGTATACACCTATTTTGATTTTGCGTTTGCCGATTGTTACTACCTTTGGTACTGCATATTGCTTTTTCACTTCGCTTCTCCATATCGTTTGGCACAGCCGGTCTCAGCGTCAAGAGGGATTCCTGACATATATTTTGGATCTGCAACCATCTGCGCGTGTACCCAAATCTCAGCTTCTTCGGCTTCGGATTCGGGGACTAGTACTACAACTTCATCATGCACAGTTAATACACACGGATACTTCTTTTGTATCCGTAGCATACCATCCGTCATGACACACCTTGCTACTGCTTGAACAATATTTTCTACAATTTTACCACCATATAGCTTCTTAGGCTTGTTTTTGTCATCCCCGCCATACTGCCATTGGATTCTACCCTTGTTGTCGGCATGACCTTCAAGGTTTGGGTAGCGGATAGATAGCCCGCTAGGTAGTTCAATTGCTTCCTTCTTAAATGTAATGCACTTGTAAGCAAACTCTTTACCTCTTGACAGGCAAGACAAAATTGAATCGCTACATAGTTGCCAAAAAGCAACAACTGGCTGAGCCTTGCTTCGATAGATATCAATGATCTTCTTTGCTGACACGCAATGAATTAAGAGCTCATCTTCCGTACAAGTATGAGGGATTTCCCGCATCTTTTCTAGGTTCTTTTCCCAGCCAACAAAGTCTTGCATGTCTTGGCTAGTTACCCCAAGTTGTTTAGCAAATGCCTTGTCGTACATCGTTGGGGGCGCGCCCAGGAATCCAGTTAATAACTGAGCCGCGAAGCTAGCCCAACCCATGCCATAGCCACAACCTAGTAGCGCAGACTTAGCGGATTGCCTGAGTTCGGGGTGACTTTCTTTTGTAAGGTTCGGAATACCAAACATTTGTGCGCCGAAGCTCGCATACGCATCCCTGCCCGAAGAAAATATTTCGAGTAGTGATTGATAATCGCTGAGGTACGCAAGCACCCTCGGTTCGATTTGTGATAAGTCGCATACAATAAGCGTAAACCCTTGTGGGGCTTGGATAGCTTTACGTAAGAAAGACCCCCGCTTGAGGTTTTGTAGATTAAGCCCCGAGCCCTTGCTCGCCGACCAACGACCTGTGTGTGCGCCGTAGTAATTGAGCGGGACAGGTAGCGTACCTCTCTCTGATATATCCACGAACCTCTGCGCTCGCGTGCGTTCAAGTGTCGATTTGACTTTAAGCCTTGCTTCACAAATAAGCGATATGTCTTCGTTGTCTGAATTAAGCAACGCTTGGAAGAGGGCATCCGTTTTAGCGAAAGCGTAAGCTTCTTTGCCAGTCGTCTTGCTAATCTTAGTTGGCGGGGATACCCCAAGTGTTGTAAGCACTTGAGCAAACTGATCGTTACTAGCCAACGCCGTTTCATCAACGTTAACTTTTGCAAGGATCGCCTCGCGCTTTGCACGCTCATCAGCAATGGCCTCATCTAACATCTCCTTATCTAATTCAAGAACAGGGTTGATAAACATCTTCAGCGTAAGATCGATCAACCTTAATTCGCCTTTTGGGAATCCGTTTTCCAACTCTTCATTCAAATGGTTAAACACCGCTTCGCATAAAAACACATCATGAAGACAGTATTGAGCTAGCTCTTCTTCTATGTTTAGTGGTAATTCCTCCAAGCCGTCGGTAGAGTAGACTGCTTGTCCTTTTGGTGGGAGCTCGTAGTATTCTGCAAGCTTTGCCAAACTGTTTCCAACCTCCACACCCCTAAGGGCGCGTGCCATAGAAAGAGAATCAAAGATGAAAGAAGGATTAGCCCCATAAACCCAAGATAAGATTGCCACATCGAACTGAGCATTATGCGCAAGCACCGCCGTCCGACTCCAATCAATTGAGTCAACCCATTGAGGAATGCTTTCATGCGTAACCCAATGTGAAGTTTTGTCGCCGTATTCTTTCCAGCCAATACCAAACGCTTTAAATCTATCATCACGAATGTATTCCTCCGTAGTCATTTTGGACAGGGTGTAACTCGATCTGTCCCATCGTGTTTCAAAATCCACGACCAGTATGCGGTCAAATGGTTTGCTTGACATTGGTTTCCTTAATGAAATATAAATGCACCGAAAAGTGTGGCAACAAGCGCTCCTACATAAACTACTGAAGCAATCTTGCGCCGTTTAATTTCTGCTACATCCCCTATCAAAGCGGTTTGCAGATGTTCCATGTCGCCGTCTATCTCAGCCCGGCGGTCGGGATGGTAGTTGCTACCAATTAATACTTTGCCTGTATTGTATGGGACATTCATAATTAACCTCCAGTTACCAAGCTAGGCATGTTTCTAAATTTAACAAGGTCTGCTTCGCGTGGGTGGGTCTTGGGTTTAAAGATGACCGTAGGAGTTATCTTACGAGGTTGTGCCCATTTAATTGGGTCTGATTTATCTTCTACTGTTTCGTCTACAATTTTCTTACTCATGTTTTTCCTTAGTTTAGTGTGCGGTTATCCATGCGTTGTTTTACATAGTAACCTGTTGTTATCGCGGCATCATGCAAGAGTTCAGGGACATCCCATTCCTCAATGTTAACGCCATATACTTTTACTACTTGTGACTCGGTATCATACCCAACAACAATAGCGCAGATGTTTGACTCTTCATCCATGCAATCGTCAAGGATTTCTCCTATAGCTTTAAATGTTTCATTGTGATCCATGAATTTCCTTTCTGTGGTCAAGCAACAGCTTTATTAAATGAATGTTGTCTTCGTTTATAACAAGTGTTGTGCCACCAGCATCTCTTATCTGCGCCATTTGGGCTTTTTGTAACTCAGTCGGTTTATTATTGCCCGCCTTACACTCGATAGCAATAAAGAAACCAAGGTGACAAACCACAATATCAGGTACACCACTGCGCCCAAAGCCTCCAGTAACAGGGTAGAAGTAATACGCCCCATAAGTTTTAAGAACATCGACTACCTTCTTCTTTACTTTGGCTTCGGGTGTCATTGGAGTTCCGCATTGCGTTTCCTAACTTCGTCAATCTGTTGTAATGCTTTGACGACTTTGAATCGTTGTTCGTCTAGCATTTGAAAATTACCCGACGCTTCTGCTTTCAAGGCAAGAATAACCTCAGCTTCAAGGTTACACAAAGCAGCATTCTCCCTAACTATCTTGATTATTTCTAGTTCATTTAACTGCATTGCGTAGCTCCTGCATAAGTTTTTTTCCTTTGTCGGTGAGAGTGTAGTGGACAACGCGCCCGTCTTCGGTATCCTTACGCTTAATAATAAGCTTCTTATCAATAGCGGATTTCATGTTGGTTTGAGCCGTGGTAGCTACCATAGCTCTTTGCTTACTCACCAACGACAACAAACGAGTTGTAGTAATTGGCTCAGTTTTTTCAACCAAACCAAGTACATACTCCTCGCCCCAAGACAGACCTACTTTATCTCTAATGTGCTGGGTTACAAATATAGTCATTACTTTCCTTGCTTACCAAACACCGCATTGAGGGCTTCCCACACCTTACGAGCTTCGTAAATGTTCAGGCTATTAATCAAGTCCTCAACACTAGTATGCGGACTGGGAGCCGCCGGTGGGGTTACAGGTGCTTTTACTTCACTCTTTTGCTTCTTGCCCACGATTCTAACAGTCTTGTTCTTCTTGCTATAAAGACCCTTAATTTGCGTGGTATAGGTAGTAGCCACCGCCCAGTATACAAAGACCAAGCGTCTGCCGTAGCCTTTATAGTTTGGATTTGGGATTGGAGCTCGTCCTATGAGCTTGCGATCGTATAGGGTTTTAAGCGATGAAGCCAAGCCACTTTCGCTAGTTTTATCAATCTTAAAAGCTTTTCTAATTGAATCTAAACTGCACTTAGGGTTAGCTTTAATGTGCTCGTACACCTTTTCACAGAACGATTTAGCTTCTGCGTTTCGTGCATCGGCTTTACCTTCTAAGTTGATTTCGGGTGTTGTCCATTCGGTTAAGACTTTCTTTATTTCAGTTTGCATGTCTGGCATATAATCTCCTGTTTGATTTGCCTAATTAATTTTACTACAATTTTTACTGCTGTTGCTCTTTTTCCAAATATTCCATTTGCTTGACTATTCTTTTAACGGTTTTGTTGGCGTTTATTGCCTCGTTAATCAGGTCAAGTAACTTAGAAGTGAATTCGGTTTTAAGTTCGTTGGTTGAAATATGCGTGTAAGCCAAATCAACTATCTCGTTGTGTAGCCTACGGATATCTGACCCAAGCTGATTTATTTCTTGATTTGTCACGGCTCTTTTCTTTCCGCAATTGATATAGCGTCATACACTTGGCGGGCTACCTTTAGAACATACTCAATATCTCGCCCAGTTAACTGCCCCATAAGTTGCAGTATTTTTACAACAGCCACATCGTTATCCAAAGGGGTTGGTTTAACTAATGTTTCAATCATTTTCTAAACTTCTCCATATCTTTAGCCCAGTTCTGCAATGTCTTGTCAAACAATTCAGTCATGCGGGTTATCTCTTCGGCTTGTCTGCGTAGCAACTTTGCCGCTTCAAGTGATACTTCTTCAGCTCGCTTTTCAAGCGTCTCTATAATTTCAAACATATCCATCATTCAATCTCCCATGTCTTAGTTACTGTAACGGACTGCTCGTCGTTGGTTGACTCAACATCTAAGTCAAGGTGACCCGCAAACGGAACAGGTTCTTTCTTACCAAAAATAGCATCGAAGTTCTTATCAAACTCTTCTATGCTTACACCTAGTGGGCGCGGTGCGTCGCCTTTACCACCATCTCTTGTTGTCATTAACATCTCCCATCCATATCAAGTTGGTCAAATGAGCCAAAATCACCATCAATTAAGGCTAGCGCTTCAAACAAAGACCCTTTTGCGTCTTCCACAAATGGATCATCTACTTCGTTTAAATCTGTAAATGCAATTAGCAATAACTCTTTTACTCTATCAAGTAACTCTTCGTTCATGATTCATTCCTTATCGTTTTTAAAATAGATCCAATAAAACATACTACCCACAACACCCACCAAAACCAATGGGCATCGCCGTAATACAAAAAGAATGCCGTTAATAAACTAATCATTCATGTTCTCCATATAAGTTAACCAAGGTTTCCATGGCTTGCGTGTTTGCCCAAATACATAATGGTTTGGGTTGTGTTCAAGCACTAACTCTCGTTTTTCTTTGAGTGTGGTTGCGTTGGGTATTGTTGTAAACAAAGAATTCTTGTTGGCTTCTTGAATGAGGCTGAGCCTTGTTCTTTTTTCATTTTCCACAATCGTCGACCTTTGCTTTAATTCCGTTGATGACCGTAGATAAAGCCTGCAGTTCCCGACAGATGTTGTTGATGATTTGATTAACTTGTTGAGCCCCTGGGCTTGTATCCATAAATCTATACTGAGCACCAGTTGCCCCTTGCACTACGGCTTCTCTATCTTCTGTTGTAAATGTGGTCATTCTTTTTCCTTTTGTTCGTTTATCTTCTTGTGTTGCTGGATTAAATCAAACATACGCCCCGCTAGAAACCCAGCTTCCCACATCCTATCCACAAGCCCACTTGCCATGTATTCCTCGTAGGTTTC